TCATTTGTCAAATTTATTATATTCAATATCATCTTTTGGAATTGCGATAAGTTTATCTAAATCCGAAAGATCTCGTATACCTATTTGTGCTCTGATGTATTCAAAAGCATGAGGGTGTATTTGCGACTCCAGATTTGATAACATGTTTTTTAATTCAGATACAAATTGTTTATATTCGCTTTTGGGCAGATAATATTTAAAATATACAATTAAATCAAATATTTTTTGGTCTAAGTTTCTTGAATAGCCGGAACTGAGTAAGGAAAAGTATTTTTCTAGAATTCTTCCGGTTCTATTTTTAGAACTACTTTTTCGACTCAAACAATACACCCGTTCATTGTGAGCACAAGCGTTTCGAATTTTTCTCATCCAATGAAGACTTCCGATTAAGAGCTTAACATTTGCTCGGCCTTGTTCATCTTCCAGTCCATATAAATGGCATAATGAATGCGAAACATCAGTAGGACTACATTGTATAATGTCTATAAAAGTAGAAAAATTAACAACTTTTATCATTATCCAAGTCGGAATTTGCTTATGATTATCCATATAAAATTTAACATAATCAAGCTGGCTTTTACTAAGTTCGTTGTATGCTTTAGATATAACGGACATTTTTTCTTGCAGAGATTTGTTTGGTGAATATGCATTCGTGTCGTACCATGGAATCTTTCCATTTTCATTACATTCATCAAATTTGTAGCCAGTTAATGTTCGGGCTTCTTCCTCTACCTGAGTAATATATCTTAAAAGAAAAGATCTTAATTGGTTGTCAAATTGCTTCACTGCATGTAATTGACTGATTGATGTGCCGGATATATAAATATGATTTCCATTAGAATCTTGTCCACTGACAAAAGGAGTTTTATATCCATTTACAATATTGAAATAGCCTGCCCGCACTAAAATCTTTTTATGAGAGGATCCTTTGCAATAAATATGCTTATCGTTCCTCAATTTTTTCATCTGTTGATTGTAAGTTAAAAAGAGTTTATCTTCTGTCATATATCCACCTCCTTAATAATATCTTTAACTTATTACAATACCTAAAATTACCAACATAATAGCCAACCAATTGACCCATACTAATATCATGAAGATATTACTCGATAAAATAATGTATGACAAACATCTGACCATCCGTCAGACCGCCATCCTTACGGGTGTTCCGAAATCAACGATAGCAGATATCGCATCGGAGAGGATCAGTCCTAGACTAGACATCCTGGAGCAGTTGGCGAAGGGGCTAAACGTCAGGATCACCGACCTTTTTGAGTCGGATTACAAATAAGTGTCCGGGTACTCGGACAAATTTCAAAAACGCACCAGTTTTAGGAAACGTATGTGTTTTTATATATAGAGGATGAAGAACCTCACATATATAAAGAACGAATGTTCGAAAATATATTGATTTTCCATAGTACAAGAAGTATGATAAATACAAAGGAATTTCGAACAACTGTTCTGATACACAAGAGCGGAGGTGCGTACATATGAATCACGACAAAAAGCAGCAGGATATCAATTTTATAATTGAATTACTTAAAAAGGAGCCGCCTGATAGGGTACGTGAAATATTGATATTTATCAGGAATTACCTTAAAAAGTAGATGCAGGGAGCCGGTTTTTACTGGCTCTTTTTTAGGTTATCTATATACTGCAATGCGATTTTCTCCAAAGTAGCTTTGCTGGTATCATCCAGCTGCTCATAAGTAACGATAAATGACTGTATTGCACTTGCAACTGCGGAATCAGTATCACGCAGAAGCATGGCGGTGTATTTCATGATCTTCTCCTGTTCGGTAAGCTGTTCGAACATCTCACCTTCCCCAGATCGGAGCCAGTCTTCGTTTACATTGTGCTGTTTACATATTAAAGAAATGACAGCATCTATAGGTTCATTTCTTCCAGATTCATAAGTAGCCATAGTACTTCTTTTTATACCTATGCTATCCGCAAATTCTTGCTGAGTCATATCTAATTCTTTTCTCAATTTCTTTAGACGCTCATTCATTTTTCCTCACCTCACTTCTTGGACTCGATTATACTATACGACTATCCAAAAATCAATAGAAAATGTTGCAAAATCACAAAATGTCGCAAAATAGCAAAAACATATTGACAAATTCTGAAATGCGACATAAAATGGACTCATAGCAACAAAGCAATTTACAAAAACACAAAAGTGAGGTGAGGGAAGATGGATAAATTGAGTGAACTGAATGAGCTGATCGAAGACATGGAAGCGGTTGCTGATAAATATTACAGAAAAATGAAAGAGGAATCTTCTGATTATCTGGAAGTAAAAGAGAAATATGAGAGAACAGCAAGAGCTGTAGCATACAGAGATAGTTCTGAAATGGGCAGATTTTTACAAAAACGATGGACGAAAGATTATGAAAAAGATCTTGAAAACATTGGGATACCTTCGAGAGAAAAATAATCCGGAAAGAGGTGAAAAAATGCGTATAGAAGGAACGACAAACAAAATGATGAACTTCTTAAAAAAGAATGGAATTAATCTTTCGGAGTTGTCCAGAACATCAGGAGTTTCATATAAATTGCTGTACGCAAGCGTGAGAGACAAGAACAGAAAAAGAGAACTAAGGGCAGATGAATTTCTAAGCATTTGTGAAGCACTAGAAGTTGATCCAGGAATATTCGCAAAAGAACGGAGCACGAAGTGAGGTGAAAAAAGATGGATAAAAAGATTGAACAATTAGAAAAACAGATCGAAGAAATGAAAAAAACAATCCGCGACCTGTTTTTGTTCTTTGTTGCAACAAGCGTAGTCTTTATAGGGGCAAGCCTAATAGACACAAAAAATTATGCAGTTATTCACGATTATTATCAGGAGTCACTGCAGAATGATCAACAGACGATTCAGGATCTTGAAAAACTGCAGAAGGCACTTGAGAAGAATCAAGCAGACGCTTTGTAGCATCAGACAAGCTGTCAATGACTTCCTGCTGAGAAGAATTTGTAGCGTCGATGGAATCAACAAGACCATGGAGAGTTTTGTTAGTATCCTCTTGGATTTCCAAAATTCTTTCTTGATACTCAGCTGTCTGCTTGGCCTGCTGATAGTTCTGATATTGTGTGTAAGAAAATTCACACATACTGAACAGAAGAAGAATCAAAGACCATGTATGAATCTTAACTCTGTAATTGCCGAGCGGGATAAAAATGCTACCAGTCAGATCCAAAACTTTGACGGCATTTTCATCAACGATAACATAATCACCATCAGGAAGATCGTTAGAATCCTCAAAATCAATAAGTACTTGCTGAATCCCAGGAATAAAGGATTCAAATGTTTTGAACGAAGAATTTACTCCAAGATCATCAAACAGCCCGCCAATTTCTGAAATCTTTTTAAAGATGCCATCAGACTCGGACAGCCCACTACCTTCGAATAATTCCGGTAATAACTTTGAAAAATCCAGAGGAGTAAATATAGAGTCAAAACCTGTAATGGCAGGAGTGACAAAGTTTTTCTGGATGCCAAAGTCGAGCGTTGGAGATGTGAGATCTCTGTGATTGTTACTCATAATAACCCCTTCTTTCTAAAATTTGTTTATGACGAATTTTACCATGATGGGGAAAATAAATCAAATGAAAAAGAGGTGAACCAAATGTTAAACATGGAAGAGAGAAAAGAAAAAGAAATTAACAACATGGTAGATATCTTAAAACAGATTGATCTGCCGGATATCCTTCTGCTTTCCAGAGACGCCAATACATTATTGATGCGTCAGCAGGAAGCGGGGATGGTGAAAGAAAGTGCATAAGTAAAGCGAGGTAAAAAAATGGCACCAACTAAAAAGAACTGGACCGCAATCATAATAGCATTGATTCTTACAGCGGTCGAAAGAAAAACAATGAACATGACACAATGGGAAAACTCTGCCACATATATGCTTATTTACCTGTGTGTTCGAGCAATATTGGAAGATTAGAAGAGGAATAAAGAAAATGGTAATAACAATAGCGATAGCCTGCGTCACGACTTCTGTTGCAGTCTCGATTGCGACAACAAAAATATTAGCTGCCTATGCGCTTTAAAGATGGGAGGTGACGCATCATGAATAAAAGAGTAAGAGAGATCATCAAGATGCATCTGGATACCGGGCTGATCGAGCTGCACACACCAATCACAATAATGGATTTATCTGCAGGGGAAGAGGTTGCAGCATGCTTTACCAACCGCCAGATGATGAAATATCTGGAACGGGAAGTATATGGATACAGGATCAATGACCGGCACGGGCTCCAGATCGTGATTAAAAGACAGGAAGGATCCTTGAAAGAGGTGGAAGTACATCTGTCAGAAACAGAGCCGCCGGATCCAGTTGAACTGCTTATGGATCTGGTGGAGAAGGCACAGATGCAGCAGACCATATTCACGGTGCTGAAGGCACTGGATGAATGGGAATACCCGTATGAAAGTGTAACGAATGCCAAGAACGAATTAAGAGCTGCAGCACATGCGCTCGGCACAGAGATGGATGAAATACAGAAAACGGTAGATGGTTTAAGAATTGAGGGATAACAAAATGAAAAGACATATCCGGAAAAATAAGGCGATCAGAGCAATCAAGATTATTGAGATTGAAGCAACGCTACTGATTACAGAAGTAATATGGCTCTTGCTCCTGTTTTACTGCAGAGCAGCGGGACCATTAGATATCGTATGGAAGTAAAGAAAGCAACAACAGATACAAGCAAGTGAGCATATATAGATAAAAAGGAGGTACATAGCATGATTGTAGAGACGATCGTAACAAACGGATGTACGTGTCATATATCAGATGAAGCGTATAAAGATAAAAGCCAGGATGAGATCCAGCGTATCATTCGTGATTTTTCAGATCTCATTGCCAGGTGCATGAAAGAAAAGATGGCGAAAGCATCATAAAAGAAAAAGCCTTCAGGAAACTGGGTGAAGCTCCTGAAGGCAAACAATGCATTGATTTTCCCGAGACCCTCACAACCAATTGGGGTAAAAGTTCAATACATCTATAAAAATTATAGAACGAACTTTCGGGAAAGTCAATGCATCATATTGCCGTCTTTTCGCTAAATATCCGAAGAAAATCAGGGGGGGGGGCAATACCCCCGTTAAGCACTTGATAAAGATATTAAGATAAGGACCGACAGCATGATAAAAAGAGTGACATATAAGCTGAGAAAAGGAGATGTCCTGATCGTACAGGAGTACCATGACGGGAAGTATGGGGCGAAGGGATTACCAAGAAAGAAAAAGAAGAAAGCCACTAAAGAAGACATTGCAAGAGTAAATAAATGGAATAAGACGAAACGGTGTCAGATGCGTCTCCTGGAATACTTCGAACCGAACGATTTACTGGTCACCTGGACATACAAAGTAGCGAACAGACCGGCAATGATGAAGGAGGCAAAAAAACATTTTGCGGAAGCGATGCGGAAAGTAAGGAGAGAGATCCGAAAAAGAGGTTATGAAAACTTCTATATGCGGAACATCGAAAAAGGAACAAAGGGAGCATGGCATATTCATTTTGTGATTAAAGAGGTTGGCGACACTGCCAGTATCGTACAGAACGCATGGGATAAAGGCGGCACGTGGCTGACAAAGATAAAAGACAGCGATTACTACGGTGAAGACATGTTAAAACTTGCAGAATATCTCACAAAAGACGAGCATACCACGGAAACGAAGAAAGACGGCACACAGTCCAAACCAAGGATTAAAGAGTCGGATTTCCACGGATCCCAGAATATGCCACTTCCGAAACCACATCCGGACAAGCTCTACAGGTGGAAGAAAGAGATAAAGCCGAAGAAAGGCTACTACATAGCAAGGATGTGGGAAGGTATTAACCCAAAGACAGGGTACAAATACAGGAGATACACGATGATTAAATTAAACAGGAGGATTTGATAAATGAGCATAACCGTAAGACAGGTGATGAAATACTTAAGTGAATATCCGGATGAAGCAAAACTCGGTGTGATGGTGGCGGACACGAAGAACCGAAAGAAGTACCAGATAAAAGACGGAAACTGGCTTGATATGTTTTCCTATCCGGTATTGGTACTGGATGTAGGAGAAGCACACGACATGGACGAAGTAGAGAAACAGGTAGTGTGTGAATGCGAAGAGCCGGAGATATTGGAACTGACTAAGGATCTGGTTCACTACAAATGCAAGAATTGTGGAAAAGATGCCTACCAGATAAAGAGAAAAGAATATAAAAAATATTTATACAATTACTGCCCGAGATGCGGACAGAAATTTAACTGGGAGGAAATAGATATATGGGAGTAACAGCAAAAGAAATGGTGGAATATTTTAAGAGGTTTCCAGAGGATAGCGAATTTCAAGGTGCGGTAGTAAATACCGAAAAAAGAAAAGGCTATGCGATAGAGAGTGCAACCATGTTGACGGACTGCGAAGAGCCGACGATGTTCGTAGAAATTGGTGAAGCGCATGACCTGCCAGAAGAAGGAGAAGAGACAGATGAAGCTTAAAAACATGAGGAGAAGCGAGGATACAGAACAGATCCACGTATGCAACTGGGCGGCATGGAATGAGAACCGTTATCCGGAACTGAAATGGCTGCATCATATCCCGAACGGTGGCAGCAGGAACAAAGCGGAAGCGGTAAAACTTAAGAGCATGGGAGTAAAGTCCGGGGTATCCGATCTGCATCTTCCGTATGCCAAAGGGGTATACATCGGACTATACATCGAAATGAAATATGGGACCGGCAGACACCAGGACAGCCAGATAGAGTTTCTGCACGACATGGCAAAGAACGGACACTATGTAGCTACCTGTTACACGGCAGGAGACGCGATTACAGTCCTGGAAGAATATCTGCAGCTTGATAACATGATGGAAATGTTGGAACCAAATGACAGTATCTGGAACGAAGGAAAGATTAAAGAGCTAAAGCACAGAGCACCGAAAGAGGTGGAAGGATGGACGACAGAGAACGGCAGAGCATAAGAGAATTCTATGAAGTATACAACATGATCAAACAGGGAAGAGAACTCCGGGTAAAGACAAGATTCACACTGAACCACGGAGGAAGTATCCAGATCTTTGAAGGGATAGGTATCCATAAGAAACAGATCCTGAAAGTAGAAAGCGATGAAAGCTGGATAGAGTGCTATAGAAGGGCAACAGAAAGCCTAGTGGAATGGGAGAGAACGGAAGAACAGGAGGCAAAAGTATCATGAAAATAATCGCAGTAATGAACCAGAAAGGCGGGATCGGCAAGACTATGACGGCCGCATCCATTGCCTATATTCTGGGACAGGAACAAGAAAAGAAAGTACTGGTGATCGATGCTGATCAGCAGGGGAATATATCTATGCTCTACGGGGCATATGATCCGGAAGGAAGAGGACTTCCGGATCTGCTGGAGAATCATGAACGGGAAGGCGGTACGTACACCACATCCGAACTGATCCAGACGACACCATATGACCGGATAGACATTATCCCGTGCAACGGTTATCTGATGGCCACTAATATGTACCTGATGAAGACAGAAGAAGGCAATCAGATCTTAAGACTAGCAGAAGATTTGGAAGACGTAGCGGCCGCATATGACTATTGCATTATTGATTGTGGTCTGATCATGGACATGACAGTGATGAATGCACTGGTGGCAGCAGATCTCGCGATCGTACCGGTGAAACTCGGAGGATTCGAGATTGAAGCTGCCGATAACATGGATGAACAGCTGGAAAGCATCAGGAAGTTTAACGATCGAATTCGGATGAAAGTCCTGATCACAATGAGACAGAAGAATAAAACAACACTGCAGGTAGAAGAGTGGTTAAAAGAAAATTCCGGACACGATTGTTTCCGGACAGTGATCCGAAGATCTGTAGTAGCGGAAAAATCCACGATCGCACATGTACCGCTCCCGAAGTTCTCTAAGGGATGCATAGCGTCCCAGGACTACAGAGCGGTCACGTATGAACTTTTGAGAGATCTGGAGGGTGGACAGGATGAATAAGAGACAGGTGAAGAAATTATACAAAAAGATTCATGGGTGCAACCCACCAGAAGGAAGAATCCCGGCAGTACTTTTAAAAAATCCTGGTAAAGCGAAAAAAAGCGGAGGGATAAGACGGATGCCGAAGGTCGCACTGGAAGCTCCGGCATGCTTTTTCCCACCGACAGGAAGAAGAAAAACATATGAAAATCTCACACCTTATGACTACGAAATAATGGGGAAGTGGAGAGAAAACATGAAACGGCTAAATAGCAAGCTAGAAGGGCTGATAGAAGCAATAAAGGAGAAAGGCGATCCGGTAGTGATCACCACCAGAAAATTATCAGAGAACCGAAAGAAGAACAAGGGAACTGCCTGGAGAAGAGCAAGGAGGAATAGATAGATGGCTACTGGATGGAATGGGATGGACGCGCTTAATAATAAGACGAAGGCGGCAGCAGAAGACAATAAAACAAAAGCAAGATTCCGGACAAAGGATATTGCAATTAAGCAGATGTACAGCAATGACAAGAATTTTTATTCTATCCCGGACATCGAGCAGTTGGCACAGGATATCCTTGCCGTAGGCTTATTAGAGAACTTGACGGTGGTCCACGATCCATGCGATCGTGGCGAATACCGTATCATAGCCGGAGAACGAAGATGGAGAGCATTGACGCTCTTGGTAGAAAAAGGCTATGAAGAATTCTCCATAGCATCCTGCCAGATCAAGACACCTGCAGAAGAGCATGAAGAGATGATCCAGTTAATCATAGCAAATACGTACCGGAATAAAACGGTAGCAGATATCCTGGAAGAACAGAAGACACTGGAAGAAACACTGAAATACATGAAAGAGAATGGACTGACACTTCATGGTTACAAATTGGACAGCGGACGTTTACGGGATGTCATAGCCAACATGATGCAGGTATCATCCACCAAGATCGGACAGATTGAGTCGATCAACAAAAAACTGATCCCGGAATTCACGGAAGAGTTAAAAGAAGGACGATTAACATTTTCGGCTGCATACGAGATCAGCAAGATGTCCGAGGATATCCAGGAGGATATGCTGGAGCATCACCGGGAAAAGGGACTGACATACAAAGATGTGAAAGAATATGCCGAAGAGCAGAAAAAAGCAGAAGAAGAACAAATTGATGGACAGCTGAGCATCGAAGATATAAATGACGGTGCGTGTCAGAATCTGACACTGGAAGAAAATTCTGATCAGAATGAAGTAGTGATGGTACGCGTTCCAACAGAAGAGGAAAGAGAGTATCTGGAATTAGTAGCGAGAGAAATAGTGAGCACATACAAATACTGGTTCCGTGAAAATGCGGAACAGATAACAGGGCAGAATATAAGAATGTGCAATGAACTGATAAAACAAAATCTGCATCCGGGAGTATCGGGAAGAACTTGGGTGTTTGAAGGAACTGACGGGAAAGATGTCGGGGAAATAAGGATGTATTGCGGATATATCCAATTGTGGATAGATAACGAAAACAGAGGAAATTTCCATTGGCTTGACTTAACGGGGGCCATCAAAAAAGTGTTGGAGGAAAACGTAAAAGAAGAAACGGAAAAAAAGGAGAAAAATGAAGAACAGGAAGAAAAAAGCGAAGAAACCGAAGAGATTGAAACACCTGACACCTATGCAGTATCTGGCCTGGAAGAAGAACCTGCAGAGAAAGAAAATGAATATAGATACCGGGACAAAGAAGAAACGCAGGAACGACTTCCAGAAGAGACACAACTAAGTGAAAAAAAATCTGGGAAAACAGATCTTGATATTGCCAGGGAAGAAAATCAAAAATACAGGAACTATCTGGAAATGGCGAAAGGACACATGGGTACTAATGACATCCGGGTGCGGACGTATAAGGTAATGATTGCGGCACTGGCCACATATATCAATGATCTGGATACGGAAATGAATCCACCAAAAGAACCGGAACAGCCAGAACTTCCAAAACTCAAGAATAATGATCAACGGAAGGAATGGCTCAGAAATTACAAAGACTGGGGATTGTGGTATCACGATAATCGCATTGATGTGAATTATTACAAATATGATTTCGAGGATGGCAGCAGGCTTGTGGTTACTGAATATACGGACCGAATAATGGAATGGAACGGCGAAGAGAAAAGAGACAGCTGCTATTTCCATCTGTTAGAAAAAAATAAAAAAGCGTATGGAAATAAAAAAACATATGATAAGCAGTACGTGCATGCTCCGGACAGTGAAACGTATTTGGCAGAATTTTTGAAATGGTTACAAAAGAATGCGTGATATCTATGAGGATCAAAAACGTAAACCCAAAAGGTTGGTACGACATTCCAGGTTATGATGGAATATACCAGATTAATTACTGGGCAGACATACGAAAGAAATTAGGGAATGGGAAGTATAAGCACCTAAAACCGTATGTAAAGAAGAATAATCAGGGGAAAAGACTAATTAAGCTGAAAAGGAAAGAGGTAGTAGTCATGAGCCTGATGCGGATCACGTTCATCGGAGATCTTCCGAAAGGATATGTAACGTATCACAAGAATGGAATTAAAACTGACGACATACTTGGGAATATCGGAGTAATCACCAAAAAAGAACTATCCAAAAAAACTGGACAGATGAACGGAAGAGCAACCAAGGTAGCAAAGATCAACCAAGACGGCGAAATCGTAGCATTCTATAAATCGGCGAGAGAAGCTGCGCGGCAGAACTACATGAGCTATCAAACAATACTGGATCGCATAAACGGAAAGGTAAAAGGCATCTATGCACCGGATGGATATGCATACTGTAAAGACTTGGACAAAGAGATAACAGAGATGATCAGAAAGATAGAACGGAAGAACACAGAGGAATGCGGTGCGAATTTTATAAAAGCACCGGAAGTAGTGTTTGAGTTTTGAAAAAACGAAGATGGAGGTAACGGGAATGAAACTGAAAGAATTACTGAAAAAAATAGATAATAGAGAAATGTTGAACATCTACAACAAAGAGAAAGACTGCATCGGCAGAATGGAACCGGAAAATGCAAGAAAGTATTTAAGCATATTATTACTGGAAAGCGAGGTAGACGTGATACGAACGTGTGGCGAAGAAATTGAAATATATATGAAAGAGGATGAACCACAAAGAAAGGAATAATAGAGATGAACATAACAGCAAAACAAGGAATTGATAACTGCTATCTGGCACACCAATATGAGCATCCAGGATACGAAGAAGATAGATGCGCTGGCTTGCGAGCGTGCAATGGTGGAGGAGAGCCGATAGACAAATGTAAGGAATGCGCTCTGTACTATGGGAACAGAGAACTACAGGAGATGATGAGATGAGACTGATAGATGCCGATGCAGAAATAAAGAAAATTGAAGAAGAGATACAACACACAGAAAAAATAATTGAACAATGGAGATCAAGAAAAATACCAAGCAAAAATCTATATGACATAGATAAAAATATCCGGAAGCTTGAGAGAAACATAACAGATTGCAAAATAGAAATTCGGATACTGAAAAATTATACTACAGCATACGATCCGGACAAAGTGATAGAAGAATTGAAAGATAGCACCGTAGAATTTGAACTGTTTGGAACGTGTTCGGATTACGTAGAAATAAATCATGCGATTGAAATTATAAAACGGGGCGGAGGTACTGACAAGGATGAAAAATGATATAAAGAAGAACGGATCCGGCTATTATGATCCGACGGCATTCAAAGCAATAATAAACACAGGGGGGGGTAAATAACATGGAAGTATACAAAGGAGATATATTCTATATTGAAAAAGGTAAGACAGGAGAGAAATCACCAGCGGTCGTAGTATCAGCAACAGAAGTGATAGAAGAAACCGGCTGTGCACAAGTAGCATGGCTGACGAATAAAGAAGAGAATTCTTCTTCGACACATGTAAAAGTTATGTGCATGACACCATCAGTAGCAATATGTGAGAAACTGTCATTCGCCTATCTTGACCGATTCGGAGAGTATATCAGAACATGTACAGAAAAGGAAATACAGGATATAGATAATGCGATGCTGGCAACGCTTGGAATTGAACGACAAAATGACAATGCGGATTGCGAAGAAATAAGAACGCTCAAGAAAGAACTGGAAGAAAAACAAAGAGAAATAGAAGAGATGAAAACCTCTGCAAGAGAGAAAGAGACAGAAGAAAAAGAACCAGACGACCAGATGGAAGAAGCGGCCAACAGACTGCAGCATGAAGCAAGTGTCAAGTGCAGTAGAGAGCTTGAAAAAGCCCAGAAATACAAAGAAGGATACACACAAGGTGTAGAAGATCTTCTGAGATGCATAAGAAGAGGCGAGTAGCATGGAAATAAAAGAAAAATTAAAACACTGGCTCATAATGGTACGTACTAACCAATGCTGGGGATGCTGCTTATTCTGCCAATGGTGGGATATGTGTAGATGGGAAGACAGAGAAGAGGAGGAATAACAAAATGAAAAGACGAAAGATAACAGGATTAATAGCATGCATAGTGCTAATAGTGTGCCTGACAGGATGCGCAGAACTTGGTTCAGCACTAAATGACCTGCAGGGGGATTTGACAGGAAATACATACACAATCAACACCTACGATAATTACGGAAATAAGATAATGACGACACAGGGAGAAAAGATCAATATCGAAGGGAATAAAGTAAAAACAACATCGTATGATAGCGACGGATCTGTAATAACCGGATATGAGTTATCATCTGTGATCACGATCAACATTGACGGAAAAGAGATACAAAGCTGTGGAGACACCTGCATATTTGAGCAAAATGGATTAAAAGCAGAGGTGAATTTTGCGCAAGAAGATATCCAAAGCCAGTCAACCGGAGCAATAACAGACAATACAATCATAGCTGGAATCGTTAATAAATATAAAAACTCTTTTGGAAAATCAAGGGTAGTAGTAATCAAGTCGCAATTAGGACAACCGATTACAGCATATTCAGGAGATAAGGTATATTGGAAAATTCCACAAGATCTTCCAAAGATGACCAAATTAATGATAGACGGCAAGGCATTATATATTCACAGAGCCAACTTCCAGATAATAGACAAGGAATTATTGAAGTAAGAAAGAGGCGGGAAATGACAAGAAAAGATATTCTTAAAAAACACGGATTCAGCTGGACGAGCAATGTCAACCTGAAGGAAGAACTTTCAGAACAGGCGGTACCAGAATTCCTGACAAAGAGAATGAACCTTCCGGTCAGAAGAGAAGAAGAGAAGAAGAAACGGGATGGAAGAAACAGATGTACAACAAATTCATGAAAGGAGCAGGCAGATGACGCGAAAAGTGTCCTGCTTGCACTTGGTATATGGAAATATCAGGGAAAGCGATTTGCAAATATGAAAAAACGTGAGGATGATCAGCATGAATTTGTAAGAGCCTGTGATGAGCTTAAAACAGAGCTGAAAAAGACGAGGATGTATAAGATGATAACCAGATTGTTGGATTGGTTGGCAGAGAAAATATAAGAATAAATAAGCTTGTACCACTGGCATTGTATCACAGCAACCAGTCAACATAGAATTCCCTCCGGCGAAAGCCGGACGGCAGCAGTCGGAGGAGAAAGGAGAACTCCGTGAGAAAAAAAGTTAGGAGCAAGGAAGCGGGACCAAATGAAGATAGGCACCAATGCAGGACGTGCATCTACAGAGCATGCAGAACCGGCTTGGGTGGTTGTAACTATATTGGAGCAGAAGGACATAGCAGAGGGTGCACGGTAGAAAACTGCACAGTATACGTAAAAGGACGCAAAAGAAAGAGAGCATTGTGGTAGGTGAATGAAATGAGACAACATATATGTGACGGATGCGGGATGCCGATAGGCACAACGTATTACACAATAAGAATATACGCAGGATGTGACGGACCAGGCGGAACGGTAAATGCGTACGCACATAACATGAGACAGGCGATGCAAGATATGTATGGACCGAAAGAATATTGTGAAGCGTGCAAAGATAAAATTGAAAAATGTATAAAACAATGCGTGAATCACGGAAAGGAGAACTATGAACCATGAAGGTTATAAAGATCCGACAGCAGACAAAGCACTGCACAGATACAACCAGATGCCCTACCACATGCGCAGAGCACTGACTGATCTACAGGATATAGCAAGTCTGTTCGGATTTGATATCTTGATAATAAAAGACAGACGGACAGGGAGGAAATTTAAAGTTGAAAATGAGACCAATCAACAAAGATAAGTACGGTATTGATACGAATAGGTTTTTGGAGATCAAATACCATTGCTTGCAGTATCCGGAATGGAGAAGAGAACTCGCAGAACTTACAAATACCATAAAAGCCATGCAATATGGACAGGAAGGAAAAGGAAGTCCAAGCCAGGCGTCACAGACGGAACACCTGGCTATTAAACGTATGGAGCTGGAGGAAAAATGTAAACGGATTGAACAGACAGCAATCGAAGCAGACGCAGTAATCTATCCGTGGATCCTGGAAGGGGTTACGACAGACTATGCAACATATAGATACTTAAGAGATTCCAAAAAGATTCCATGCGGGAAAAAGATGTATTATGAGCGAAGAAGGAAGTTTTATTATCTGATGTCAAAGAAAATTTAAAAAGAGGGGGACTCAGGATACAAGAAAGTGTGTTATTATGGTAACATCAAGAAAAAAGAACAAAGGACATACTCACCCGAAGGGTGGCAGCAGTCGAGAGATTGTGGCCATCCTTTTTATGTATAGAGAAGTAAAACAGAGGTGCTGATATTTACCCGAATGGTGGCAGCAGTTAATAAAAATATAAAAAGAAGCATGAAACTGTTGACATATGGTGCACCATATGATATTATATATACATAAGGAGGTGAGATGCAGATGGGAAAGAAAAAACGAAAGAAAAAGAGAACTGCAATAAAGCTACTGATAGAATTTCTGATTGCGCTCGGAACATTCTTGACAGGGTTAGCAAGCTTGATTACAGCTCTCAAATAGGGGAAAGGGCGAAAGCCCTTACCTCTTGTAAAGATTATAACCCATCTGACAGGATATGAAAAGAATAAGATTCAGTGAATTGTTTTTGTTTGCGGCGATTGTAATATTCTTTGGATCCGGAAAGAACATCTATAGTAGTGTATTGCTTATGCTTGCATCAGCATACATGATGATAGATATAGCCTCGGAACTTAAGAAGAGGAGGGAAGATAATGCCGGTCGGGAATCCTAAAGCGCAGACGATTGCCACCAAAAGATACGAGAAGAAGGCAGGCTGGGTATCAAAGTCCTACAAACTCAAGAAAGAAGTTGTGGACGAATATGCAGAAGCCTGCAAGAAAGCGGGAGTGAGTGCCGCAGGACAGCTCACGAAGATGATGAAAGAGTTCATCGAGGAAGTAAATAACGGATAAAGAAAGAGCACTTGGAGAAATCCAGGTGCTCTTTTGCGTGGAGGAATTATGCTAGTTACGTGCAAAAATAAAGGTTGTATACATTACTGGAAGCTTAGCAAGAAAGAACATTGTCCTGCAGAAGAAAGTTGCCCTGGATATATGAGCAATAGAAGAGAAGGGCAGAAGCAGATTCCCAAGTGTAAAGACTGTGAGTTCTGCAAAAGGATCTACACAGATCAGGGAAAAGAATATCACTGGGAGTGCTGTTACAAAGGCAGACACAAGACGTTATTAATGGTAGATCAGAGACGTTGTGACTGCCGGTTATAGTGGAGCTGGAGGGTGCGGAAAGGGAGCACGCCGGTCTTAATAGCCGGAGGACACAGGTTCGAATCCTGTTCCAGCAATTATGAAATGGACACAACAAGAGATAAAGAAACTGATAGAAGAGAATAAGCTGTACAGATTCTATAAGAGCAAAGAGTGGATCACATTAAAGAACAATGTACTGGATAAGTTCCATCATGAATGCCAGTGGTGTAAGGAGAAAGGAAAAGTATCAAGAGCTGAGACAGTGCATCACGTACAGTACGTCAAGACGCATCCGGAGCTTGCACTGTGTGAGTTCTATGAGTACAGAGGAAAGCAGTACAGGAATCTGATACCACTCTGTCATGACTGTCACGACAGAGCGCACGAAAGAATGAAGTACAGGAAGGTGAAGCAGGTGAATGAAGAACGATGGTAGAAGAAGAGATAAAGGTTGGAGATCGTGTTACGTTTACGGGACACGGATACAGGAGAGCAATAGCATATGGATATGCGAAGCTGTTCGGAGAGAAGGAACACAAGGTTCTGGAGGTTCGAACGTCCTGCTGTAACAGATTCATTGTATTGGACGATGTGGACGGAATGTATTCCGATAAATTTTTTACAAAGGTACCCCCGGTACCCCCTATACCCTAAATCTGTGGGGGACGCTTACAACGGGTAGGGGGCACGCCTGAACCGCGCTGACTCGCGCGTGATAAAAAATGGAAAAAAGTTGGTGGTGAAATATATGGCGCGAAAGTCGAAAAAAGCCCGCGAAATGGACGAAATCAAAGAAAAAATTAAATCCAGTTTAATCAAACAATTACGTGCAAAAGGTGCAGAAACGGCACATTTTTTGGACATAATTGATGATTATATGGAGTTTTACGACACAAAAAAGGCTCTACAAGAGGACATAAAGGAACGTGGAGTGTCGTACAAGACACTTTCTGCAAACGGATTCGAGATCACAAAACAGAACCAGTCTGTGAAAGATATGGTGGCTGTAGAAAAGCAGATGTTGAGCATCCTGAAGGAGTTAGGACTGACGACGGATGAACCAACAGGAAATGAAGTAATCGATGAAGATCTGTAAACAGATTGACCAGTATATTGAATTCGTAAGAAGTGACGAAGCAGTTGTTTGCGAGGAGCAGCTGCTTCTTTGCGATTTTGTGGAAAAAGTATTCGCGGAGGAAGATGTCTATGTAGATAAAGAACAATTAGAAAGATACCTGGGACTGGAAAAGTACTTCCCGTACAAGCTGTTACCGTGGGAACAGTTCTGCTTCGCTTTGCACAACTGCGTGTATAAAAGAGAAGACGGCCAGTTGAGATTCCCATATCTGATAATTTTAGTTGGACGCGGGGCAGGAAAGAACGGATATCTTGCGTTTGAAGATTTTGCGTTGGTCACACCAGTTAACGGAGTGAAAGAATACCACATCGACATATTCGCTACATCAGAGGACCAGGCAAAAACGACATTCGAAGATATATATAACATCTTGGAGGACAACAAAAGATTCTTCAAAAATACGTTCAAGTGGAATTTGGAATGTATCACCAACATTCGGACAAGATCGAAGATCAAATACCACACCCGTGCACCGGACACAAAAGACGGAGGTAGACCGGGGAAAGTAGATTTTGACGAATACCATGCATACAAGGACTATAAGCTGATCGAGGTAGCGACTGGAGGACTTGGAAAGAAAGACTTTCCGAGACGAACAGTCATATCCACGCAGGGGGATATCCGGGATGGCCCGCTAGATGAATTACTGGAAACTTGCCTACAGATCTTGAAAGGAGAGATTCCGGATAACGGGAAACTACCGTTCATCTGTTGGCTGGATGATCCGGAAGAAGTAAAGGATGAGGAAAAATGGCAGAAAGCAAATCCATCCTTGAGAAACTTCCCAACCCTCCTGACAGAAATGCGGATGGAATATGAAGAGTACAAGCTGGATCCGGTAAATCACACGTCATTCATGACTAAACGAATGAACCGGCCGCCAGGGGAAACGCAGTATTGTGTGACAGATTGGAAAAACCTAGAAAAAGCAACCAGAAGTCTCCCGGATCTTCGTAATCATTCTTGCGTAGCCGGAATTGATTATTCCAAAACGAATGATTTTGTAGCCGCCGGGCTGCTGTTCAAAGTCGGAGATAAACGATATTGGATGCATCATACGTGGGTATGTAAGAAATCGAGAGATCTTCCGAGGATCAAATACCCACTGAAAGAAGCTGAAGAAGAAGGAGTATTGACGATGGTGGACGACGTGGAGATAGATCCGGAGTATGTGACAGACTGGCTTCTGGGAAAATCGAAGTTATACAAAATCGAATCTGTGGTGATGGATAACTTCCGGCAGACATGGCTCAGAGAAGCACTTGGCAAAATAGGTTTTTCGGATGAAAAGAAGAATCTGAAACTGATTAGACCGAGTGACGAAATGAAAGTTGCTCCGGTAATTGGGTATATGTTCGCGCGTGGATTGATCGCCTGGGGAACCAGCAAGATCATGCGCTGGTACACATGGAACTCAAAAGCGGTGACAGACAAAAAAGGCAATGTCACATATGAAAAAATAGAGCCACGTTCACGGAAAACGGACGGTTTTAAAGCGTTCGTGGCAGCAGTCACAGATGAAGAAAGAATTAAACAAAGAAGAATTATAAAAAACAGGATAGGAACAGTATGTTAGGAGGCGGAACATGGGAGTAAAAAACTTCCTGGAAAAAGTATTTAAGGTTACCGGTACGAATACAGAAACGGTCGTGGTAAATATACCCGCATCGATCTACTATAAGGAACTGGCGATCTATACAGCGAGCTCTTATCTGGCAAATGCAATCAGCATGGCAGAGATGAGAGTGTTCAACAAAGGGAAACCTGTAAAAGACCAGGACTATTACTTGCTGAACGTAGCACCGAACAAAAATGAAAACAGCAATTACTTCTGGCACAGAGTAATTCGAAAAATGACACGATCGAAAAAAGGTGCACTGGTGGTCGAACTAAACGGGGAACTACATTGTGCGGAAGACTTCACGATCGTGCAGGAAAGGCCGGTTTTGGGAAATATCTACGGTGGTGTCATATTGCCTGGTGGATTACAACTCAACCGAACGTTCCGAGCAGAGGAAGTGTATCTGTTCCGGATGGAGGACGAATGTGCACAAACACTGATTGATGGAGTGTACAGGGAATACGGGAAGCTCCTGGAGACAGCGGCAAGAACCTTCAAGGATACGAATGGAAGAAAATTCAAGTATAAGGTAGATACAATTAAAGCCGGAGATGAAGAATTCCAAAAACAATTCAAAGAAGTTATTGCAAAAAACATCAAAGATTATATGGAAAATGAATACGCCACATACGTGGAATATGCTGGTGAGGAACTGATAGAAGAATCAGTAAAATCCCCGAAAACCTCCGATGATTTCGTGAATATACGCAAAGACATTTTTGAGATGGTCGGACAGGCTTTTAAAATTCCAATGTCAATGATGATGGGAAATATCACGAACCTGAAAGAGGTGTGTGACGTATTCCTGACGTTTGGCGTGAACCCGTTAGCAAATACCATTTCGGAAGTGCTGAATAAGCGCGCGACCGTCTATGAATACATGAACGGGAATTATTATCAGTGTTACACCGGAGGAATCAAACACAGAGATTTGTTTGAGACTGCGGCCAATGTAGAGAAGCTGATCGGCTCAGCGATCATAAATACAGACGAAGCAAGGGAGGAATTAAGCTTGGTACCATTAAACACACCGTGGAGCAAAACGTATTACGTTACGAATAACTTCAGGGAAACAGATGATACAAGGACAGCTGTGAAAGGGGGTGAGGAGGATGAATAAGATCGGTGGAATTTGCTTTGCACACCAGCAGGCGGGGACAGTACATAAAATCTATCTGTATGACGAAGTAAAAGCAAAAGGAGACTTCAACTGGGAAACATGGGAGTATGACGAGTCTGAGACTTCGGCAAACCATTTTCGAGAATTATTAGAGGGCGTGTCAGATTCTGACACCATTGAACTGTATATCAATTCGGATGGTGGATCTGTAAAAGAAGGAACTGCCATTTTTACGAACCTGAAACGATGCAAAGCATACAAGACAGGTTATGTGGACGGAGTGGCGAACAGTATCGCCGCCACGATTCTCCAGGCATGCGATCACCGTGTAATGGGGGAGGGAACCGCCATGCTTCTTCATAATATGTGGACGGTAGCTGCAGGAAATGCAGATGAACTCAGAAGTCAGGCAGATAACCTGGATGCCTGGATGAAAGCTTCCAGGTCACTTTTCTTAAATCGGTGTGGCGGAAAGATCACGGAAGAAGAATTAAAAGACATTATGGATAAAGAGACACTGCTTGATCCGGATCGTGCGCTGGAACTTGGCATGGTTGATGAGATTGCCGGACGTACTACAGTAGAACTTGACGGGGCAATGCAGTCATCGAAAGAGATTGGAAAAATGAGAGACAAGATTAAACAGTCGAATTTCTCGAACCAGTTAAAAGAATTCGAAGAACTGACAAAGCCGGAAAAAGAAGAAAAAGATGTCTCTATGCAGACATTTTTTAACATGTTTTCAATGTAAAAAAGAAGGGAGAAAAAAGAATGTTAGGAAACATTGCGGACACAAAACAGAGAGAGGCAGTGGCGGCTC